CACTGAAGCATTGTTGAATTTAGGTGTTAGAGTAAAATTGGATTGGAAACCAGGTGCGATGATTACTGAATTTGTAAAGGAGGAGGCATAATATGAAACCTTACAACCCAAGAAACGGTTTTATTAAGATAAGAACGCGATTCAGCACTCTTAATGAATACAAAGCAGTAACCAAACAAAACGCACAACAGAAAGTTATGGATTGTATGTTGATGCTGATGAATAAAGGTATTGAATGGGGTTATGTGGTAGCATACCCAAAAGATGGCAATGCTTTTCTGGCAGTTCATAAAAAATTTGGAAATGACTGGCAACAAAAAGGTTTTTTTCCTGAATTATTTCAACAAACGGAGGAGGCATAATGCTATATCGTATAGAAATAGATTATTACGATGAATATTTGGGCGAGGAAAAAACCTATTCATATCAATATGAATGCAACACAGAAGATGAAGCATATGAAAGTTGGAGTTATGGTGAAGACATTGTGTCAGACACTGTCACAGATGTGAGAGTGATAAAATTAAAAGAAGACCAAAAAGAAAAGGTAAACCATACATAACAACTAAATATCTGTCTAACAAAGGAGAAGACAGATGGCAAGTCAATATACCACAATGCGTAAGGCCCACAGAAATTTGTGGCAAAGATGGTATCGCATGAATCAGCGATGCAACAACAACGAAATATATTATACGGACGTCAAGGTGTGTGATGATTGGAACCGTGATATCTCAGGTGAACAAGGTTTTGTGAACTTTGTGAACGACATGGGAGATGATTTTGATGAACAACTCACACTGGACAGGATAGATCCCAAAGGTCCATATGACGCACATAATTGTAGATGGGTCACCTCTACGGTGCAGAACAGAAACACTAGATTTCACAAATACACAGAGCGAGGCAAAGCACTCACACGAATGCTGAATGAATGGGGACATAACACAAGAACCAAACAAAGATTCTGGAGCAGGGCAAAGAGGGGTTGGAATTTTGAAGACATAATCAATACACCACCATCACTCAGCAACAGAAAAGGCAAAAGCACTGTGAAAGAAATTGCCAAACGTCGCAAATTGTATAAAAAACGCACAATTTGGCAGAAGTTGAGTAGCATCATATAAATAATTGTGTAAAACTGATTGAGTCCTTGATGCGTAGCATCACTGAGTCAGGCGAGGTAACATTAACCGTCCAAGGAGAATAATGGCGAACAAAACAGGTCCAAAACCCAAGCAATTGGAGTCATACGAAAAGTTTGGTATACCAGTTGGCAGGGATAAAACACACATAGACCCTGATGAAGTGGAGAAATTGAGTGCTCTTGGTGTGACGATTACAGAAATGGCAGATTTTTTTGGTGTCAAGGAACAGACTCTTAGATACAACTTTAGCGAAAATATCACAAAAGGCAAAGCCAATCTTAAAATTACATTGAGACGCTCCATGCTTCAGAATGCACACAATATGAATGCCAGTGTGCAGATATTTCTTGCCAAAAATCTATTGGGCATGGCAGATCAACCAATTAACACAGAATCAAACCAAATATTACCGTGGAACGAGTCATACCAAGTCAACCAAACACACCAAAGCGAGGCACATATTGGTAAGACTGCCACTTTACAAGTGAGGGTGGAATAGTGTATAATGATAATATGTGTACGCAGACAATAATATCAACAACTATAGACTTCTGGCAAGAGTTGGCAGAAGTGGTCAACCAAAAAGCAAGTGCAAACAACGGTGTGGTGCCACATAATGATGCGGACATTTTTGAGAAATGTATGCACAGTCGTTCAAAGGAAGACTGGAGCAATCTTGTGGCACTGGCAAACAAACTGAAGCATGACAATCCAGAAATGCTAAACAAGGGTCATGGGGAGGTGTTGATTGAATTGCAAACCATATTGTTAAGCACATATCCAGACCTGTTGGACGATCAGAATCCATTAGATCATTACCATCGCAAGAGAGTGCCATTGCACAAAGGCAAAAAAATGAGTCATTGGGGATTTAGAGGCATTGTCACAATGAGAGAGATATGGAACAACTGTGACAAACCAATTGAAAAAGAAAGATTGAAATTGTATGTGCGCCAGCAACAGGAGGCAACATTCAGAAGAATGTTTGAAATGAAGAACACACCAAAACCTCTCGTTCCTAAATTTAAGATTACCTGCAAACCAGATTAAAGATTGACTTTGTCACTCATTGATGTTATTATGAATATAACACAACGGAACCTTTCACAACAATCAATTATTATCGTTTTAACATAGCAAGGTTCCTGTGCGGTGTAAATACCGTTGAGGCAAAGTTTATTGGTCCCAAGACAATCTTTGCGATATCATGCGGTCTTCCCAGGACCTATCCTTTTATCTTTGCCTCACATTTATGACTGGATTCTTTTTTTACTGCCTTTTTATCATTTTGTTAGCATATGCGTCATATCTACGGAATAAATTGAAATAGGCAATAAATAATTTAAAAGGAGAACACAATGCTAGATCCAATGTTTGATCCATTTGATCAATTGAATAAATGCCAAACAGAATTGTTAAGACAAGGTAGATTGTTGAGCAGTCTTGTGAAACAACAAGAAAGTATCGCTGATTTACAGATACAAACCAATCAAGCATTTGTTGACGTACAGAAAAAATTCAATCAGGTATTGAGAGAACTGAACGAATTGAAAGTTAAGATAGCATTGATAGAACAATAATGCAATTATCTAAGGTTCAATCAGAAATTGTAAAAAACCAAAAACGGTTTACTGTCATCGCTGGAGCCAGAAGAATGGGCAAAACGACGCTCGCGATAAGACAGATGTGTTATCAAGCAAGACTGCCCAAACAGAATATTTGGTATGTGACATCTTCATACCGTGCCGCAAAAATGATAGCATTCAAACAATTGAAAGAAACATTGTTGGATCTTAATTGGGTAGACAAAATTAATGAATCAGAACTGATGGTGACCTTAAAAAATGGATCACAGATAAGTCTAAAAGGCAGTGATAATGGTGGCCAGGCATTAAGAGGAGTGCGTCTCACCTACTGCGTAATAGACGAAGCAGGTTATGTTGACGGCACAGTTTTTTACGAAGTGATTCGTCCCGCACTGGCAGATTCACAAGGCGGTTGTATGATTATTTCTACACCAGCAGGCAAATCTAATTGGTTCTTTGATGTGTTTCAAAGAGAAAAAGAGGATCCTTTGAATTGGAAGTCATTTCAATATACCACACAGCAAGGTGGATTTGTGCCTCAAGAAGAAATTGAACAAGCCAAGACAGAAATGTCAGAGAGTCAATTTAATCAAGAATTCAATGCCACATTTGAAAACCTAGGCAGTCAGATTGCTTATGCTTGGGACAGAGACAAACACATCAGAGAAAAAGAGAATGTTAATCTTAAAGAATTACACATAGGTTTGGATTTCAATATCTCACCCTCCACAGCGGCAATCATGGTGAGAGACAAAGATGACCTATATCTGATTGATGAGATTGTAATGTATTCCAGCAACACCAATGAAATGGCAGACGAGATCAAAAACAGATATCCTCAGAGCAAGATTTTTTGTTATCCTGATCCTGCGGGTGCGGCGGGTTCTACAAAATCCAGAGGGCAGACTGACCATACCATTTTACACAATGCAGGATTCAAAGTGCTGGCACCTAGACGTCATGATGCTGTTAGAGACAGAATAAATGCTCTCAACGCCAGATTGGCATCAGCAGACAGTAAAAATCACCTCTTTGTCAGCAAAAGGTGTAAATACACTATAGAAAGTTTGGAGAAATATTGTTATAAACCAGGCACACAGGTTCCTGACAAAGATTCTGGTTTTGACCATATTTTTGATGCGTTAAGTTATTGCGTGTCATTCCTATTCCCACTTAAACGCACACAGGTACCTTATGTGCCGCAAAGATGGGGAATAACAACAAAAGAACAAAAACCGTTTTGGAGATAGCAACAAATGGACGCATCGCAACTTATTGAAAATCAGGTAAACGCACTTTTATCAAACAACGAATTATATTCAACCTACAGAGAAAGATGGAATGAACTATACCAAGCATATATTGGTGGAGAAGATTACACACTGTCAGGACATTTACAAAAATATCAATTAGAAAACAACACAGAATATTCAAAAAGATTAAATCACACACCATTAGAAAATCATTGCAGAAGTTGTATTTCTGTGTACAATGGTTTCTTATTCAAGTATCCACCAATTAGAGATTTGGGCACACTGCAAGGCAATCCTGTGGTAGAACAATTTTTAGAAGATGCTGATCAGGATGGTCAGAGTTTGAACGAAATGGTTCGCAATGCTTCAACGTGGTCATCTGTATTTGGAGCAGTTTGGTTTCTATTAACAAAACCAAATCTAGGATTACAAACACAGGCAGAAGAATTACAAGCAGGTGTCAGACCTTACCTAAATATGTTGACACCATTAGCAGTGACAGATTGGCAATACACAAGAGATGCAATTGGCAAGTACCAATTAACATATTTCAAATACATTGAAGATTTCAATGGTGACATACAAGTAATCAAAGAATGGACACCAGACACAATCAAAACCAGCACAGTGAATGTGAAAGAAAAAGATTTAATTAAGCAAGAAGAAGAAGTGAACCAATTGGGCAAGATTCCTGCAATCTGTGTGTACAATCAGAAATCAGATGTGAGAGGAATTGGCATTTCAGACATAACTGATATTGCATTGATGCAGAAGCACATTTACAACATGACTTCAGAGGCAGTTGAAGCAATCAAGATGGGCACACACCCTTCTGTGGTTGCCACACAGGACGTAGCAGGTTTATCAGCAGGTCCAGGATCTGTGATACAATTACCAGACAATTTAGAACCTGGATTGAAACCTTACGCACTAGAATTTTCAGGTGCACCTATAGATTCAATATACAAATCAATCAACCATGCAATAGAAAGCATTGACAAAATGGCAAACACTGGGGCGGTCAGAGCAACAGAGTCAAGAACTGCAATGTCAGGTGTTGCTATGGAAGTTGAGTTTTCATTATTGAATGCAAGATTGTCAACGAAAGCACAATCACTACAATTGGCAGAAGAACAATTATGGAAATTGTTTTCACAATACATGGGAACAGAATGGACAGGGTATGTTGAATATCCAAATTCATTCAACATCAGAGACAAAGACAGAGAAATTGCACAATTAAAAACAGCAAAAGAAACTGCCACAGATGCTAATCTAATCAAAGAGATAGACAAAGCAATATATGAATGGATGGGATATGAAAAAGAAGAAATTGAACAAATGATGACTCAAGGCACACCAGCACAACCATTGCAACTGGATATGCAACACCCACCAATGAAGACACCTGAGGACATGATTAAACATATGCGAGCCATGGTACAAGAAGGATATACCAACGAACAAATTATGGAACTACATCCTGAAATAAAACAATTCTTTGGAGAAAACAATGAAAACAATTAAGAAAATTTGGTCCTGGATAAAAAGTAAATTTAAAAGATAATGATGTCTAAGAAAGACATAGAAGAATACCATAACATAGAAAAGAATATGAAAAAGAAAAACAAAAACAAAAAAGGTCGTGGCAAACCAAAACCAAGACCAAGACGTTAATTGGAATCAATACTTTGCTGACATTGTGTCAGTGTGTCCCTGGAGCAAGGCATATTGGCAAGCACAACGCATTGATGTACAGTCTTGGAAAGGTGAGCATCGCATCACACCATTGGGCAAGTGTGTAGCACGAATGTGGATACACAAGGACGCCTCAGCGAAAAGATTAATCAACATAGCATCAAGACTAAATGAGAGACGCACTCACGAGGAATGGTTATACAGTCATCCCATCTACAAAAACAATTCAACACCAGTACCCACTCTGATACAACAAGACTTGCACACTCTCAGACAGGCAAGGGCCAGAAACAAACAAAAAGACCCACATAAGCATTAGGTTTTTAAAACACACATAAATACAACAAATTGGTGTCTAAAACACTGATTCAAATATTAACTCGTAAAGGAGGCGATGTCAACAATGGACAATACAGAAAACACATTGGCAAATACACAAGGGGCAACTGATGCCCAAGAGTCACAAACTCAGGAAAATCAGGCAAGTGCTGAAAAGACTTATACTCAGAAGGAAGTGGACGACATGATGGCAAGATTGAAAACATCTGTCACTCGTAAAGTTCTAAGACCTTATGAAGAATTAGGTGACCCAACACATTTAAAAAGTTTGGTTGAAGATGCTGAAAAGCGTCAACAAGAACAACAGATTAAGCGTGGAGAGTTTGAACAAACTCTCAGGGAGATGGCACAAAAGAAGGATGCGGAAATCCAAAAAAGGGATTCTGTTATTAAGGAGTACAAGGTGAACACACCTTTAATTGACGCGGCGGCAAGATATGATTCAGTCAATCCTGCTCAAGTTAGACAATTGTTAAGCAACAAAGTTAGACTGTCACAGTCAGGCGATGAAGTTGAAATAATGGATGACAGCGGCAATGTACGATATGATGACAAAGGCAACCTTTTGTCTGTGGACGAGTTTGTGAAAGAATTCTTAAATTCAAATCCACATTTCAAAAAGGCAGGTGTTTCTACCAGCAGTTCCAAGAGTAATATCAAAGGAACAGGCAAAGCAGAAGCATTTGATATCTCCAAATTGGATATGACAAATCCTAAAGATAGAAAAGTCTATGCAGAAGCAAAAATGAAAGGTCTTCTAAATAGGCAAATTTAACAACAAGGAGAAAAACAATGGCATTTAATACAGCCTATGACCTAGAGTCGTTAGTGGTAAACACAAAAGCGGCAACGGTCTACACTGCTCACGAAAATTCACTTTTCTTAGGCGGTAATTTAATACCTCAGGTACAAGTACCAGCAGGTAGCACAACGGCACAAGTTCCTTTACTCGCGTCAGCAACTGCAGAAAAATTAACTTCTGCTGATCCAGATGCATTAACTGACTTCAGTGCTTTAACTTTAACAGACACAAAAAGAACAATTGAATGCGACATCTACGCGGCAAGACACGTGTTAAGAGACTTAGGCGGAATTGATCCACAAGAAACAGGTAGAGTTCTTGGAAATGCAATTCAGTCAAAATTTGACAAGGACGTGATGGCCGTAGTGGGTACTTTAACAGGCCAGGAAATTGCTGGCACAGGTACAAACGACCTAGATGTAGCGGAAATCCAAACTGCTGTTGGTACAATCAGAGGAAATGGTGAAACAGGTCCATTGGTAGGTATCGTAGGAGCAGGTTCTTACGCGGCATTAATGTCAGACATTGGATCTAATTCTTTTGCAGGCAGTGAATTCCAAAATTCTGCAATGAGAAATGGATTTTTTGGATCTATCGCGGGCGTAAATTTATTCATCAGCTCGTACCTAGATGCAACAAACACTGGCGTGACTGGCGCGAAAGCGGCAATCTTCTCTGCAGACGCTATGAGAATAGCAATGTTCAAAAATGTTGACATTGAGGTTGCTAGACGTCCAGAAGCGGTGGGATTTGACATTGTTGCAAACTTACACGCAGGCGTTGGTTTAGTTGACGCTAACCGTGGTGTTATAATCAAAGACGCATCATAATCTAGGAGAGTAATAATGGCCTTTATAAGAGAGAACGGCGTGATCATATCATTTGCTGAATACCAAGACGTTGTTGACAAAGATCAACGACTTTTTGAATCCAATGAAGGTCTTACAGACTCATCTATTGAAAAATTTCTAATTCGTGCCAGTGAGCGGATCCTTACAAAGATTCGCTCTACGGCATGGTGGAGAGATTATTATTTGAAGCAGTCCAACATCTCTATCAACACAGTGGCAGACATTCCCGCTGTTGATCCAGACAAAATACTGGGTCGCAACGACGATTTTACTGATCTCTGTGTGTTTCTAGCAATGGGTGAATTTATTTTGCCTTCAATTGCTGATTTTGGCAACGAAGACAATGCTGAAAGACAGAAGATGGGGTATTATGTGAACAAGGCAGAGAAATTATTCTCAGAATTGATCACAGCAGGTGACTGGTACGATTTTGATGGTGACTCAACAGTGGAATCATCAGAAAAAACACCAGGCAAATACCAACTGAAGAGGATACGATAGATGAGACAAGAGATACTTGACTACATTGACACATTAAGTTTAGGCACATACAGCAAATCAACCAATTTGCCCTACACGGCAAGTGGCACTCTGTTGTATCTAACCAATGTGAAGAAAATATATGTGGACCAACCAACCTTTGTGGAAGATCCAATCTTACTCACAATGGACGGCGTCAACATAAATGGCAAAGTATCTTCTGTAGATTTATACTTTTCAACAGATGCTAAAAGTTTGCCTAGTAATTTCAACACAGTGATTACCTCTTTGAAAAATGCCAAAAACCTCACAACCATCTCCAACATACACAGGAGAGAATGTGATGTTAGTCAAACATATCAAGGAGATCTTATTGTGACGCAGATTACAATCAGACTTACTACTATAACATAATAAGGAGAAAACGATGACATACATATATCCAGCACCTGGCGTGACAGGATCAGAGTCAACACTCAAGGTCCATCACACTAGCAGTACTGCAGATTCTTCAGGTCTACTTGTTCCTGCATTACAGGATGTGACTGTGAACAACGCGAATGATGTTTTTACTTGGCAACAATTAGATAATGGTTCCAAAAGAAACATTGCGACAACAGCCACAAACTCTATATCAGGCAACATTGTCTTAGATCAGACTTCATTCTTTGGAGATGGAAACAATTCCGCAACAGCGGCATCACAAGGAGTGTTTGGTTTGTCTAAAAACAAAACAAAGGTTGAGTTCAATCTTTATTTTGGTGACACGGACACTGGCGGAGCAGGTAAGAGGGTAACAGGCGTAGGTTTCATAACTGGTCTTGCACCTTCTGTATCAGCAGACGCACCTGTATGGGTATCACCAATCACTATCACAGTGGATGGCGACTACACAGTAGGTGACGAATAATAACAAATTGAATCTAGGGGCGTCACAAATGCCCCTAGGTGACAAAACAGATTGATAGATGAACGTAATAAACACAAAAAACACAAATCAATTATTGCAATCACTCTTGGCGGAATCTGCAAAAACTATCAACGAGATTAAATGTGCTCGTGCAGATCTAGACAAGGCAACCAGCAGGATGAAATTCTGTTTGATGTTGATCAATGTAATAAGAGATAGACAAGGAGAGACAGATGGATCTAAAGAGTCTAGCAAAGAAACCTAAACTGGTGCAAGTCAGTTTGGAAGACAAAGAAACTGTGGAAGAATTTGGGGAACCAGTAGTATTCTACACATGGGACAGAACACCCATAAATGATTTCATGAAACTGGCATCCATAGACAAGGACAATTACAGTTCTGTGGTTGATGCAATGAGTTCATTGATATTGGACAAGGACGGCAAACCTGTTATGGAACAAGGCGTCAGTCTGCCAAATCATGTTCTTATGAAAAGCATAACTGCGGTGGTTTCTGGTCTGGGGAAGTCACAGAAGTAGACCTTACTCCCAAGAGTGAGCATCTACGCATGACATTGTTGTTGGACACAACAGCAAGAAGATACGGTGTGTTGCCTAGCAAATTGCTTAAGGAAGGTGATACATTAGACATACACATCGTAAACACGGCAACTGCCTGGGAACAATACCAGTCAGAATCTGCCTCAGCAAAAGCATCAGGCAAACCAATGCCTGTGCCAAATATACCTTTGGACAAACTGAAGGATATCTGGACCAGAACAAAGGAGGGCGAACACAATGACGGTAAAAAAGGTGCATGATAGGATCACACCCAGCATAAATCGTATAAATTCACGATTGGAGTTGGTGCCTAAAGCGGCATTGGATTTCTTCAAGAAAAAGACGCCAAAAAGAAGCGGAACAGCAAGGCGTAGAACAAAATTAGTAAATAACAAAACAATCAATGCAGATTATCCTTATGCAAAAATATTGGATCAAGGATATTCTAAGAAGGCACCCAAAGGTATGTCAAAACCTACGGGCAAATTCATTCAGTCATTGGTAAAGATTATATTGAAAAGGAAATAAAGGATGGCAGATTTAAGGTACAGAGTAGACGTTGATACCAAAACAGCACAGAACAATCTAAATTCATTCAAGAATACAATTAAGACTGTAGGGGCCGCCATAGCCGCTATAGGAGTTGGTAAACTTGTTAAGAGTTTTGTAGATGTTGGTTCATCTGTTGAGAAACTGGGCCTAAGATTCAAGTTCCTTTTTGGTTCTGCACAGGAAGGTGCCAAAGCATTTGACATACTATCTCAATTTGCATCCAAAGTACCTTTCTCACTTGCAGAGATAGAACAAGCATCAGGAAACCTAGCGGTTGTTGCCAAAGATGCAGATCACCTAAACAAATTATTAGAAATTACTGGTAATGTTGCGGCGGTTACGGGACTAGACTTCCGTACAACTGGTGAACAAATTCAAAGAGCGTTCAGCGGCGGAATAGCGTCCGCAGATATATTCCGTGAAAAAGGCGTTAGATCAATGCTTGGTTTTGAAGAAGGTGCAAAAGTATCCATTGAAGAAACTATCAAAAGATTTGAAGAAGTATTTGGTAAAGGTGGTAGATTTGGTAATGCAACAGATGAATTTGCCAACACATTGGAAGGTACAATTTCAATGTTGGGAGACAAACTATTCAACTTTCAAAAACAAGTAGCAGAAGAATTTTTTGATGAACTAAAATTACAACTAGGTGATCTAGACAAGTTTTTTGCAGACAACACAGAAGTCATAGAAGAATTTGCAGAAACAATTGGCGTAGGATTGGCAAACGCAATACAAGGTGTTGCCGCTGTGGCAATATTCTTGAAAGATAATATTGATGCAGTCAAGGCGGCATTTGTTGCATTAGCAGTTGGCAAGATCGCGGCATTGTTCCTCACATTGGCGGCAAACATAAGAACAGCATCCACGGCAATGGCGGCATTCAATCTTGTGGTTGGCAAGAATCCTTTTATCAAAATATTATCTGCCATATTGGCGGCAAGTGCAGGACTGGCGTTCTTTTTTAACAAGACATCAGAAGCATCACAAGAATTAGAAGAATTCAATCGTATCGCAAAAGACACAGCAAAACTGTCTGACGAAATGAGTGAAT